GAAGGCGGCGCCCAGGCGCAGAGCGGCAAAGGCATCGTGATGTCAAACGAGACTGAGTTCACAGGAATTGATACAAGCACCGCGGAAAGCGGCGTCACGCTTGAAGAAGCGAAGCGTCATTTCCGCGTGGACCACTCGGAGGACGATTCTCTGATCGCCTCTCTTTGTCTTGCCTGCACCCAGATGGCCGAGCACGAGCTTCAGCACGGGATTATCACCAGGGACGGCGTCGAAGGTTATGCCACGGATCCCTCGGGGGTTCCGGCAGGCATCCGGGCGTGGATTCTGATCCAGGCGGCGCATTTTTACGAGCATCGGGAGGCCGCCCAGGCTGAAAACCTGATCGAGAACCCGTTCGTCGACCGGCTTTTGGACCCCTATCGCACATGGAGGTAGCTCATGAAACTGCCTCAAATTGGCGAGTTGCAGCGCCCTATTGACATCTACAGCCTGGACACGAGCCCTAAGGATGCCTCCGACAGCACGAACGACCTGACGCTGAAGCTTCACGCCTGGGCGAAGGTGGAAGTGATCGGCGGCGTGAACTACTGGGGATCGGTGCAGGCGGGATATGACGTGACTCACCGCTTCATCGTCCGCTACATGGATGGAACGCGGCCTCAGGACCTGACTCATGCGACAAAGGTCCTCTACGAGGGCGTCTGGTATCTCGTGAAGCGCCTGACGGACATGAACGATGCCCACCGCTTCACGGCTTTGGAATGCGAGGCCCAGTATGGCGCTTCTTGATGTCGAGGTTCGCTTCCCGAAGGGCTTTAAGTACGCCGACTTCGATGTGAAGACACTAAAAAGCGGACTTCGGAAAGAGGGACGCGAGATCGCGCGAGTCGCAAAGAACCTTGTTCGCCAAAAGGGCGTTTCAAAGCCGGACGAATACCCGGGACGGGACACCGGCGTGCTGCAGAAGTCCATCAAGCCCAAGCCCTCGAGGTCCGGTTTTTCGGTGGTGATCAAGCCCTGGAAGACGGACCAGATGGGGAAGGATTTCTACCCGGCATATGTCTATTACGGCCACAGGGGTCCCAGAACGCGGACCGCGGCTGACAACCGGAGAAGGAAGAAGACTGCCGGGAAGAAGGCGGCCCAGCCCCGCAAGAACTTCATGGTGGACGCGACAAAGATGGTGGGCGAAGACCGCATCGAATCGAATCTCGCGCACCTGATGGACAAGGCGCTGGCCGCGAAGGAGATCACATTTAAATGAAGCTTGCACCGATTATCGAATGCCTTCGCGAGAACTGCCCGTCCTTTGAACGCCGGGTTTTCGGGGCCTACGCGTGGTTCAACATCGACGACAGCGTGAGTCCGGCGATGCCCTGTGCGTTCGTTCTCCCGTCCGGCGTGACCGCGGAAACGGCGACCACATCGACCAAGTACCGTCAGCCGATTGAAAACCACTTTTCGATCAACATATGCGTTTCGCTCACGAGCGACGACGCCCTGGGGAAAACCGGGCACGACTACCTCGAAGATCTGAAGGAAGAGGTTTTCAAGGCCGTGCTGGGGCTTCCGCTTGGCTATCCGGAGCAGACAAACCGGATCATTTATTTCGAGAGCCAGAGCGTAAATACGTCGGCTTGCAACCGCGCGAGGCTCGTCGAGACGCTCGACTTTGCCTACGGCGAGCTTTTGGTGGGAAGTATTACGGCGCAGCAGCGAATCATTGACGCCCTGCCGGTTCTGCAGTCTGTAAGGCTCAAAGCTAAAGATTTTTCCACTACGGACGAGGATGACAAACTCGTCACCGCTGAACTTTTAACTAAATAAGAGGCAACTATGGCAGTTTCCTTCTCCAACATCCCGTCCGGGATTCGCGTTCCGCTTTTTTATGCGGAGCTCGACAACTCTCAGGCTAATACGGCGACGAGCGTTCTGAAAACGCTGCTGATCGGCCAGATGACAAAGGGCAAGGCCACGGCCCTTAAGCCGCAGCTTGTGTCTTCCTCTGCCCAGGGCGAAGAACTTTTCGGCCGCGGCTCCCAGCTCGCGCTGATGAGCGCGATGTATCGCAAGAACGATACTTTCGGCGAGGTCTGGTGCATCCCGGTTGCCGATCCGACCGGAACCAAAGCTTCCGCTACGGCTACCGTTTCCGGCACTCCGACCGAAGCCGGGACGATCAACCTCTATATTGGAGCAGTGCGGGTGTCCGTCGCTGTTGCGGTGGATGATACGGCGACCGCCATTGCGTCTGCCATCGCTTCTGCTGTGACCGCCAATGTGGACCTTCCGGTGACTGCAGCCGCGGCCGCCGGGGTGGTGACCTTCAACGCGAAGAACGCGGGTCTTGTCGGCAACGACATCCAGCTCGCAGTGAACCGCCAGGGCTATGCGGCGGGCGAAGAGCTCCCCGAGGGCGTGAGCGTTGCGCTGACGGCCTTCTCGGGCGGAACCGGAACGCCGGATCTGTCTGGGGTGGTGGCCGCGATGGGCGAAGAGCAGTATGACGTGATTGCCTGCCCGTTTGCGGATGCGGCGAGCCTGACCGCATTGGCGGAAGAGCTGAACGACAAATCCGGCAGATGGTCTCCGATGCGCCAGCTTTACGGGCACGTTTTCACGGTCAAGCGCGGCTCTGTTTCTGATCTTGTTTCCTTTGGAAAGAGCCGCAACAACCAGCACGAAATCGTCCTTGGCATCGAGTCCGCGGTGGCCTCCTCCTGCTCTGAAGTCCTCGGCGCATATGCCGCCCGGGCCGCGAGCGCTCTCAACAACGATCCCGCCCGTCCGCTTCAGACTCTGGAGCTGATTGGCGTGGCGGCGGCGCAGGCCGGCTCGAGGTTCAACCTCTCGGAGCGCCAGAGCCTCCTCACCTCGGGCATTGCGACCGAGTACACCCAGGGCGGCTACATGAGGATCGAGCGGGCCATTACGACCTATCAGACGAACGCCTTCGGGTCGTCTGACAACTCGTACTTGGACGTCTGCGCGCTCTTTACGCTCGCTTACATCCTGCGCGACTTGAAGACCGTCATCACGAGCAAGTACCCGCGTCACAAGCTCGCCTCCGACGGAACGCACTTTGGCTCCGGGCAGGCTGTGGTCACGCCTTCGATCATCCGCGCCGAGCTCATCGCCGAGTACCAGAAGCTCGAGGAGAAGGCTCTTGTCGAGAACCTGGACGCTTTCAAGCAGAAACTCATTGTCGAGCGCAATGCAGACGATCCGAACCGGATCGATGTGCTGCTGCCGCCAGACCTTGTGAACCAGCTGAGGATCTTCGCGGTTCTTGCTCAGTTCCGTCTGAATTAAGGAGTGTTAAATGGCTAACCAGAGAATTTCAGGAACCTGCTACATCACAGTGGATGGTGAGGAGCTCAACCTGAGCGGATCCCTCCAGATCCCTGTCAATAAGTACACGCGGCAGGCTGTGACGGCCTCGGGGCGGGTGATCGGCTACTCGGAAACGCCGGTCGTGCCGTCCATTACCGGCAACTTCTACGTTGATTCTGATTTCCCGCTTGAGAAGCTGAGAACTGCGACCGACATGACGATCGTGGCGGAGCTTGCAAACGGCATGCGCTACACGCTCTCGGACGCTTTCCTCGCGGGCGACAGTGCGAACTTCGCCCCTGAAGACGGCACGGTGCAGCTCACGTTCAACGGCGTGCGGGGTGACTGGTCATGAAGCCGGTTGAGGTGATTCTTAAGACTCCGGTGACCTACAAGGGCACGACATTCGAAAAGCTCTCTTTTCGCGTGCCGATCCTTGCTGACGTCAAGGCGCTCAAGATGATGGGCGATGAGAAGACCAACGCCGAGGCCTTCGATCATGTCATGCAGTACGCGCAGCGTCTTTGCACAACCATCGAGCCGGCGGCCTTCGGACAGGTGACTGTCGAAGACAGCATGGCCATCGCGAAGGCGATCACTCCTCTTTTTGGAGTGCCGCCGGTGGGCGAAAACGATTGACGGCGTCGAGGAATCGATCTTTCGAATGGCGAGGTTCTGGTGCATGTCGCCGGAGGAATTCGGCGGCATGACTCTGGAGCGCATCTGCCAGTACGCGGAAATGACAAACAAGATTCATGCCGAGGAGTGTGAGTGATGGCTGGGCAGGAATATTTGCTGCAGACGGTTCTTCAGCTGAGGGACAATTTGTCCGCTCCGCTGAAGGATGTCCGCAGGCGCATGAACGCATTCGGGAGATCGATCCGCGAGCTCAATCAGGCTTCGATGGATCTGGCCGGGGTGATCGCCAAGCCCTTCGCCATCCTTGCCGGTGCCGGCGGCTTTTCCATTAAAGGTGCGGTTTCTTCGTACCTCGAGCTGGCCGATGCCATTGACAAGGCTTCGATCCGGGCCGGCGTTTCGGTTGAGGCTCTTCAGAAGCTTCGCTACGGGGCCCAGCTCTCTGGCATGACGGCCGATGAGCTCGACGGAGCGCTCACCAGGCTCACTTCGAACATGAGCAAGGCGGCCGCTGGCCAGAACGCAGACCTTGTGGCCATGTTCAACCACCTTGGCATTGCGCTTAAAGACAGCAACGGGCATATCCGCAGCGCGGCTGATGTGATGAACAATCTCGCCCAGGCGGTGAAGAACAACGAGTCTCCCGCAGCGCGGATGCAGATTCTGACGGCGGCCTTTGGCGACAAGGTGGCAGCGAGGCTGATACCGCTTCTCAAGGATGGGGCCGAGGGGCTCCAGGCTTTCGGAAAGCGAGCCGAAGAGCTGGGCCTTGTCATGTCGGCCGCGGACGTCAAGGCGGCCAACGAGTTGGGCGATCAGCTCTCCGAGCTCCAGTCGGTCACAAAAACGCTCTCCGCGCGCTGGTACCAGGGCCCCAGCCGGTTCTTCAGGGCCTGAGCGAGCCTATGGAGCAGACGATCGTCAAGTGCCGGGACCTGATTGCGACCAATGTCCAGTATTTTGTGGAAGAGCTGACAAAAGAGCTGAAGGACGTCAACTGGCAGTCAATGATCCAGGGCGCGTTTTATTCGATCCGCGCTTTCACGGACTTCATTCGATCCGTTGGTGGCGTATCGACGATTCTGAAGGCTTTTGGCGTGCTGATCGGCATGGACCTTGTGATCAAGGTCGGGGCCTTCGTTAAATCAATCGCCACGGTGATCGGCGCACTGAGGCTTCTAGGTGTCGCGGCCATGGCGAACCCTGTTGGGCTTGTCCTTACGTCGCTGGCGGCCGGTATCGCACTGGCCATCAAGTTCAAGGATACATGGATGCCGGTGCTTGACAGCTTCCTCGACAAACTGGCCGCCGTCGGCAGGTTCCTGA